ATGGGACATGTGCAAGACAGAGACATTGCCTTCGACCGAGACGCAGCAGGTAAGCGAATGACTGCGTTGTTTGCAGGTATTTACTACCAACACGACGAAGAGTACTTNAACCCACAGACGAACGGATCTTGGTCGGGACTTTGGATGTTCAACGAAGTGAAGGACGGGGCGTTTGACGAGATGCCTATAAGCATGTCATATCTTCGGAGGCGTTATGGCTAGAACATTTGACGAAATGCTAGAGCTTATTAGTAACCACATAGACGAGATTACGTTACTAGAAGTACTGGAAATAAACTCAGAGGATATTGTTATAGCTTTTGCCGAGAGAATAAAGGATAACATAGAGAAGTTTAACGGACTGGAGGAAGAAATAGATGAGAACGAAATGTGATCGTAACCTACCATTTGGTAGTTCAATAGACGACGCTCCTCCAGAAGAGTGGAACAAGAACCGCAAAGGAGACTGGACTAAGCAAGAAGAACTAGAGCCAGTAAAAGTAACCGATATTGTTTCACGCCCGGATCATTACAACACTGGCTCAATAGAGGCCATAGAAGCAATAAAAGCATCTATGAACCTGCAAGAGTTCAAGGGTTATCTCAAAGGTAACTGCATGAAGTATCTTTGGCGTTACGAATACAAGGGAAAACCAGTTGAAGACCTTCGTAAATGTCGCTGGTATCTTGAGAAGCTGATTGAGGAGCAGCTATGAAAGTAATCGAGGGTAACTTCGGTAAGCCAACAGAGAACGAAAGAAAAGCCTCTGATATGTTTCAATTGTTAGCTGACTACTGCGAAGATGAAGAGGNAAAAGGCGCTGAGATACAAGCCGTGAGTGTGACGTTTGTTGAAGGCGAATCACTCGCTGTAGCGTCAACCGTTAACTACCCAGACGGCGCTTATATGTTGCTATCAATGGGCAAGGACAGCATCATGGAAGGGATATTAGGAGGGACAGAGGAGTGATAACCCCTTGTGTTAGCCAGTGTAGGCTAGTTAACGAACGCTGTGTTAGCTGCAAGAGAACACGACAAGAGATAACACAGTGGTCGCGCATGAACGAAGAAGACCGCAAAAAAATCATTAACAATTAGAGGAAAGATAATGGACGGGTATCAAGAATTAATACATAAGAGCCGCTACGCACGTTACCTACCTGAGGAGAAACGTCGAGAGACTTGGGAAGAGACTGTAGGAAGATATGTCGATTTCTTTGTTAAACGTGGACATATAGATGAAGATATGTCGAAGACGTTAACAGATGAGATTGTTTCGCTAGGTGTTATGCCTTCTATGCGAGCACTGATGACAGCNGGAGAGGCTCTGGATCGTGATAACGTAGCAGGTTTTAACTGTAGCTATCTGCCTATCGACCACCCCAAGGCGTTTGATGAGCTTATGTACATCCTGCTGTGCGGCACAGGCGTAGGCTTCAGTGTGGAGCGGCAGTACGTCAGCAAACTACCAGAGGTAGCCGAGGAGTTACATGAAACAGACACAGTTATTAATGTTGCGGATTCGAAGATTGGATGGGCAAAATCGTTTAGGGAACTGGTATCTCTGTTGTATGCAGGTCAAATTCCACGATGGGACGTTAGTCGAGTACGTCCTTCGGGTTCCCCGCTTAAAACTTTTGGAGGTAGAGCAAGTGGGCCAGAGCCTCTGCTTGAGCTATTCCGATTCACTGTGGACACGTTTCGCCGAGCTTCTGGACGACGACTTAGCTCCATTGAATGCCACGATCTCTGCTGTAAGATTGCTCAAATCGTCGTTGTGGGAGGAGTCCGAAGGTCAGCCCTTATCGGCCTAAGCAACTTAACGGATGATCGTATCCGTCGAGCTAAGTCTGGTGAGTGGTATAACGAGAACCCTCAACGCGGCCTAGCTAATAACTCTGCGTGTTACACCGAAAAACCAGACTTCGAGGCATTCTGTAATGAATGGCAATCCCTGTACGAAAGCAAGTCAGGAGAGCGAGGAATGTTCTCCCGAGTTGCGAGTCAGAAACAGGCTGCGAAAAACGGTCGAAGAGACGCTGAGTGGGACTTTGGGACAAACCCTTGCTCAGAAATTATCCTACGTCCTAATCAATTCTGCAACCTATCGGAAGTTGTTGTACGGGAAACCGATAGTCTTAAAGATCTCAAACGTAAAGTACGAGTTGCGACTATCCTTGGAACTCTTCAGGCGACTTTGACAGACTTCCGTTACCTTCGTAAGATCTGGAAGAATAACACAGAGGAAGAGTGTTTGTTAGGCGTGTCCTTAACGGGCATCATGGATCACCCTGTACTATCAGGAAAGGAGGCTGTAGGAGATGATGAAGACGCTAAGGAACTTAAGCGATGGCTTACGGAGATGCGCGAGGAAGCTATTAGAGTCAACGAAGACTGGTCTAAGCGGCTTGGGATTAACACTTCTACTGCTATTACTGCTGTTAAGCCCTCTGGTACTGTCAGTCAGCTTGTTGATTCTGCTTCGGGCATTCACCCGAGATACAGTCCTTACTACATTCGTCGAGTAAGACAAGCATCTAATGATCCTTTGTGTCAGGTCTTAGAGGACGCAGGAGTCCCTGTGGAGGACGACCGCTTCCAGCCCGGTACTAAGGTATTCAGCTTTCCCAAGAAGGCTCCTGAGGGCGCTGTNTGNACCTCAGACATGGGNGCTATGGAACAGCTACGGGTCTGGAAGATATACCAAGACTACTGGTGCGAGCACAAGCCCAGCATTACGGTGTACTACAAGGACTCTGAGTTCNTAGAGGTAGGCCAGTGGCTGTACAATAACTTTGACGATGTGTCAGGCATTAGCTTCTTGCCTTACTCAGACCACACTTACCCGCAAGCGCCCTATGAGGAGATCACAAAGAAGGAATACGACGAGATGTTAAGCGTCTTTCCAACAGGGTTCTCGTGGGACATCGTAGAGCAAGAGGACGTTACAGAGGCTAGTCAGACACTTGCTTGCGTTGGAGGCGCTTGCGAAATCTAAACAGTAACGTTACAGGGGCTTCGGCCCCTTTTTTGTCACATCGTAAAGTAACCGTAACCTTCACGCATCTTTTGTTCACGCTCTTGCACTTCTTCGTTAGTCTTACCCGGAGTAGCACAAGTGGGCATACCCATCTCAGCCATCTTAGCAGACTTCTTCTTCATCTTTTCAGACTTCATGTAGTGATCCATTGACATGTATTCTACTGTTCGGTCTTTAGTGTTTTCCATTGTCGTATCTCCTTAGTCAAAAGTTTCTTCTAGGTATGGTTGGGCAGCGCGCATAAAAGGAACCCACTTTACTGCGTCTCCTTCAAAAAACAACTCATCTATATCTTTTTCTCCAGACACGCCTTGAGCAATGTCCGCTGCAAAGTCTTCCACCATTCCTACAGGAGCAGGGAAGAAAGCTTGAACAAGAGCAGTAGCGTCTCCTTCAGCAGCGCGTGACAAGTTATAGATGTTTAACGTGTTAACAGAAGCTAGCCCTAGCATGAAATCAACAAAATAGTCTTCCATAGCGTCTACTTCAAAGGCATCTCTATTGCCTTTAATGGGCTGACGAAGTTCGTTTAATAACGTGTTTCCTCCGCCTACAATTGTAACGTAAGCTAATGCGTTTTTGACGGCTTCTTTTTTCAGCTTGTTGTTGTTCTGCTTAACGCCTTCTTTCCATGTTTCAAATACAAGACGCTTTACTTGCTGTAGCTGCTTTAATCCAAAGGTTCTAAGCATGTACAAAATACGCCCGTTAGGGTGATCTAAGTACCACTTAGGCATTTGAGCCAAATCAGTAGGCTGTAACTTTGAAAGTTCGGCGGCTGCAAACTCACGCACACGATCTGTCTTATTGTTTCTAAGAAGATCTACACGAAGTTTGTTAAGCTCAGGCCCGTTAAAAAGCCAATCAAATTCTTTAGCTAACGTACCATCAGCAGCCATTTGACGGCCTCGTTGTATAGCGGCGTTAAGAGTTATGGTTTTACCAGCAATATCCGCCCCTCTAAAACCAGAATACTTAAATGTAAGATCAGATGTTTTGTTAAAACGTCGGTTCCACTTTGAAGCGCCTTCTCTCAAGAACTCACCAGAAGCTTGGTTAACAAGACCTACATCTTCAACGCCAATTTTAATTCCATTTTTTCTGTACAAGTTAACAAGCGCAGCACCTGTGTTATCTGATCCAAAGTTAACAACCGTATTAGCGACATCACCAAAGTTTAGAAACGCACTATAAGGGTTTCCGATAGTTCCCATATAAGCTGCTTTTCGTAAGTTTGATAAGAAACTTGCTGGCCCTTGAGTTCCTTTTACAATCAAAGAACGAACAAGCTCATCCGCTGTTTGACGAACTGCTTGAGACGCTCCTTCTTCTTTCAAAGCTTTATTTAATTGATTAAAAGACGCACTGCCTTCTTCAACTTCTTTCCTAACAATGGCTGCATTTTCTGCGTCTCTTGAAATGCGATTAACAATATTTTCAAGTTTAAAGTTTTTGTGGAGTTGTATCACAGCTTCATCATT